ATGTCCGCATTGGCACGGGCATCATTGGCCGCAATCGTCATCGGGGCGGCGCTCTTGAACCACAGCACCGAGCCAAACCGCTCGATGGTCACGCCAGTCACGCTGGCCAGGCCCGTCTTGATCTGCTCTGCGATCTCAGCAGCGCTGATCTTGGTCTCCGTCACCGTTGACCCGTTGACGATCACGGCAGCAGTGGCAGTCGCCACCTCAACCGTCGTGCCGTTCACCGTCACCTTGTACTTCTGGCCGTAGTTGGCCGCACGCACCCAGATCAATGCCTCATGCAGCGCTGGCCTGGGCGTGATCGGTGTCAGCGCCGTGCTGTCCATCGCTGGGATGGCCTTGGTGTTGCTGATGAAGGTGTAGTCGGCAATGCTCACCGCACGGATCTGCAGCTTCGCATCCGTCACCGTGCTCAGGTAGCCGTACCCATCCGGGGCCGTAACGGTCTTCTCGCTGCCATCCAACCCAAAGACCCGCACACGGTCCTTGCTGATCACCGCCAGGTACTTCTCCGTGCTGTCCCGCAGGATCGAATGGATGAAGACATCCCCGAAATCCACGTCGCTGACCTTGGCCAGCGTGTGGGTTGGCTCCCGCTTCCGCAGTCCAGCCACCACTGACGAGAAGCCATTGACCTGGATCTCGCCCTGACTGGGATCCCGCTGGGCATCAGCCTGCTGCGAGACGCCTTGAATCAGGTTCGGGACCGTGAAGGCCAGCGGCTTAGCCAAGACGCAACCCTCCCCCGATCTGACGGCGGACAAGACCCATCCCAGGGCTGTAGGTCGGGAATGGTCTCAACCCAGGGCCACTGGTCAGGACGTTGTACTGCTCGTTCTCGGCTTCCATCAGCAGCAGGTCGTTCAATGCCACCTGCTCGTCCATCACGTTGAACTGGACCGTGGCCGTATCGCCCAGCGTCCGTGCTGCAAACATCCGCGCTGCTCGGATCAGCGCATACCGGTTGAACGGTTGGGGCGTCTCATCCCACGGCAGCAGCCACACCACATCGGCGTGGATCTCGTCCACGCCCTCCGGGAACTTGTAGCTGCGTTCCACCCGGTTGTAGACCCGTTGCCCACGTAGCTGGAGATCACGCCCGACCATCCCGTGACATGGCGTCCAACGCACCACATTGGCTGGCACCACCACCTCACGGGTGGTCTTGTCCACGTGGAACGGGTACTCGTACTCGGTGTTGAACTCCCAGCCCCTGGTCTGGTTCTCCTTATGGACCTCCAGCACCATCCGCTCAGCCAGACGCGCCTCAGCCACCTCCTCGTTCTCCAAGGAGGAGACGGGCATCTCGCCAATCCCTTCCAGGCAAATGTTCACGGCTTCCAGGAGCGTGGTCCTGGTGGGCGTCTTGCCCTGCTCCTGAAGCCCCATACCCCTGTTACGACGCCGTAAGGGAATGGTAGTGCCCATGAAAAAGAGGGCCAGCCAGGCTGACCCTCTCCGGGCTTCACGTCTTGACCAGGATAGATCAGGCAGTGACGATGGCACAAGCCGACTCAGCACGAAGGATGCCCATGCCAAGTGCTTGGCGGGCAACCAGCAGATCCGACTGATACTGCACCCGGAACTCAGGGCCAGTCATCTGCAGAGAGGGGCTCAGCAGAGTCAGCACACCCACGGCTTCCTTGTTGAAGATCAGACCGTGGCACTTGCTCAGGTCCTGGGCATAGTCGGCGTTGTAGTCACCGGCCACTAGGGTGTAAGCAGGCTGCTGGACGTGGTTGCTGCTGTAGATGGGGATGCCAGCTACGCGCAGGGTCCGACCTTCAGCAATCGTGCCGTTGGCGCCAGTATCACCGTTGAAGTCTGCGTTGATCGCTCGACTTGACATCGTGATGGCGTAGTAGTCCTCAGGAGTGAAGACTGCATACATGCTGTCGATGGATACGTCCTTCTTCTCAAACGCAATACGCGCATCAAAGATGGCTTCCACCAACGCATCACCCTTGGCCTGACGGGTGGCGCCAGCGCCGGTATAGCCAGTGCCCAGGGTGATGGTCTTGCCAACGCGGCCACGGTTGTCAGCCGGGCCCTTGGGCTTGGCAGTACCGTCCTTGGCCAGGGGCTCAGTGGTGTTGCTTGCAGCCGCAAAAATCATGCGGGCTACACGCTTGTCATACTCATAGGCCAGAGCACGACCCAGCTCGGTGGTGTACACCTGGCGGATGTCGAAGTAGGTCATCAGCTCGTCCAGCTGATAGATCGCCGCATCAGCAATCATCAGTGCATCGAGAGAGATGACCCGCTCATTCAGGTCGGAAGGATCATTACCTTCGCCCAGAATGGGGGTGCCGGGCTTATGGTAACGAGCTGCCATTTTCCCGGTGATTGGGAAGGCAACGCTCTTGCCACCGCGAATGTTGCGCTCACGAGTCTTGCCCTTAAACAGGCAAGCGGTCATGAACGCATCGAGAACCTCAGCGGCGCCCAACTTGAGCATCAGGGCGCGGTCTTTGTCGAGACCAGCGGCACCAGGGCCCCAGGTCGCGGCATCGCCCTTGATCTGGCCTAAGCGGTTCAGCGCTACATCAGGAGGAGTAGCCATCGTTGTTGAAGTAAAGGGATTGGTTGGTTAGACCTCCTCCCCTCTCAGTCGCAGGTTGTCCTCCTAAAAGGGCCTGCCGTCCAGGTGGTGTCTGGACAAATACTACGGCCCTGTAAAGGTCAGAACACGTCAGAGCGCATCAATGCCTGCTGCACCCTGTCGCGGTACGCCTCATCCACGTCGTACATACGCTGACCCTTGGTGTTCTTCTTGTTCATCGCATCGAGCACCTGGGCCTGCGACTCAAACCGCAGCGCATTGTCCGCCTTACCCCCACCAACCAGCTCAGGTTCCACCAGCGGCTCCTGCTGACCTTGGCTGGCTTGCGCCATCAATGCCCGCACAGCCCAGCGAATGGCATCAACATTCCCCTGCGCCACCACGGCGTTGTAGTCATCCAGCATGGATGCTGGCAGGTTCTCCCTGGCCCACTGCCCGAGCTGCTTGAAGCCGTCTTCCCCGCCGACGAGGGCCTTGATTTCGTTGACCTCGTCCTCGGACATGACCCGTTGGCCGGGTGCTTCCGCTTCCGAGTCATCGGTGCTTTCATCAGAAGGTGAGCCGAGGTCTTCCTGGGTCGGTTGAGAGCGCTGACCCAGCTTTCTTTCCAGCTCTTGGTACGCCCTGGCCAGTTCATCGGCAGTGTTGAACTTGCCCAGCAGCTTCTCAGTCTCCCGATCCTGCTGAGCGGCCTCCTGCTCTTTGACGAAGTCCTCCAGGAGCGCCTCCTGACCAGGAGCCACCATCGACTCCTGGGTGGCTTCTGCGGTGCTCAGGCTGGCGTCAAGGTTCATGCAGCGGGTTCCTCAAGGGGTGCTTGTTCCTGGCTGCCCTGCTGTGCTGCTTGAGCCAGCTGGGCGATCTTGCCAGGGTCATTCATGGGAGATTGCATCGCCTGTTGCTGCAGGGCCAACTCCTGGGCTTGTTGTTGTTCCTGAGCAATTTGCTCGTCAGTCTTCACCAAGTTCAGCGTATCAATGCCAAGGCTGCTAGCCAAACGACGAATCAGTTCTCCCGGTTGGATGAACTGCTGTAGAGCCTCTGGGAAAGTTCCGCCGATGGTCTGGACGAACTGGACGACCTTCTCCATGTCGTTATTACGCCCCACAGCCGCCAGACCAACTGAGACCACCGGGCGGACGAGTTCCGGCGGTAAGGCGGGCAGCTTTCCATTCCGGACAAGGATGTCCAGCTTCCGTGAGACGTACGGCTGCTGGAACTCCTGGCTGAGGATTGAGTAGATGGCTCCAAGGCTGTTCTCAATCTGAATGGCTTGCATCCGGACCTCCTCGGCGGTGGTCCTCTCGCTGTCCCGTACGTCGGCCAGCATGAATGCCTGACTCAACCTAGCCTCGATCCGGGACAGACCCTGCATGGCAACGGTCAGGTCGGTGGATTTCTGCACCTGAAGCGCAGCCACGTCATTCACGTCGCCAGGCACGAAGGCACCGTTGGCAGCTTCGGCAAGGGTCTTGGCCTTGGTGACGCCTGATGGCTTGACCAGGAACCGCACTGCAGCAGACGCCAGAGAGCCTTCTGCCACGGCCTGAGACAACGCCTCAGCGGTCTGCAGGTCAGCCAGTGCAGCTGACTCCACGTATGACACCCCATACGGCTGACCATCCACCCGTGACATGCGCAGGGGCATCCACGGGTTGCTGGTGATGGGTGCCGTGCCCTGGCTGCCAGGGATGATCTGGCCTTTCACCTCCTGGTGCCAGCGGCAGCGGGTTTTCTCCCACCGCACATGGGTGTAGATCCGGACGGTCTTGTCGTACTCCTTGAGCGGGTCGTCCTCCATCGGTAGACGCCCTGCCAGCTCGTCTTCCTCCAGCAGATCCTTCACCTTCTGCGGCAGGGTGCTGTGATTCAGCACCTCACAGGTGATGGCCTCAATCGGGTTCCCCATTGGATCCCGCTGGCAGACGTACCGGTTCAGGTGGTACACCTTCAGACCTTCCTGCCCGACGTAGAGCAGGGCATTGCCTGTCACGATCAACCACAGCAACGCCTCATGGAAGGCCGTGCGGTCATTGGTGGCTTCAATCGAGCGGAGCACTTCCTGCTCCATGCGGGATAGACCCTGCTCGTATTCGGTCTTGACATCCTTCGGGATGCCCTGGCGGACCATCTCCACCTCATTGAGCGCAAAACGAAAGAACGTTTGCGTTGGTGGCAACAGGGCCAGCATCATCCGGCTGGCCAGGTTGAGCACACCCCTGGCGCCGATGCCATTCCACGGCAGGGCATGGCTTTCCTTGATCACCTCACCGTCATTGGATGACGGCACCAGGTAGGGCAGCGTGACCCGCGCTGAATCCCGCCCACGGTCTAGGTAGTAGTCACGGTCGCTCCGGAGGGCCTCATAGCGCTGTGCAGCAGTTGCCATGGTCAGATCGCAAGGTTGAAGCCAACACCAGAGCCAAGTGACGGCAGTGACGCAATCGACAAGGTGTCATTGGCAATCGGCTTACGTGCTGTGATCGCCTGCGTCTGCTGAGCACCTGTTGCAGGGGTCTGATACGTGGTCGTGGCGTAGGCGCCCTGCGTTGTCGCCTGCTGCTGTTGCTGCTGGGCGCCCTGCATCTGGTTCATCATGTCCTGCATCATTCCCATGTAGAGGCTGGTCTGCTGCGCATTGGCCTCCATCTGGGCTTGGATCATGGCCTGCAGATCCAGCTGGCCCTGATCGACAGAGGCACCCCATTCGTTGGTGGCGCCCGTCATCGCACCGCCCTGCTGGGATGCGTCTGTCGTGGTGGTCTGCGTGGTGGCAGGCGCCTTCTGGCCCGCTGCGGTCAGACCCTTCGGCAGGACGATCGGGTTGTAGGTCGTGGTGCCTGGG